CATGAATACGATCAGAAAGAAGATTGCGGGTGCTCCAATAATGAGTGCTCCTGCAACGACATAACCGACAAGAATTTCAACGATTGTGTGATCCATAATAAAACTTTACATTAGATCGTCATTATAGCACATTATGGGGACCAACGCCAGACATCCATCCACCTTGAAAGTTTTCAGATCCTCCTAAAGATGGGAATGGATCTAGTGCTAAAGTAGTTGCAACATTTTTTGTTGCAATTTCATAGATTACTTGATGAATATTTTCTGGTTCTTTTGGTTGGGGCTCAGAATATTCAGGAAGTAATTGCATATCCATTTCTGCTTGAAGTCTCGCTTTTTTGATAGCAAAAGATTTCTCAGTCCATGGTGCAGGACCAAACCAAGGATCATCTTCTAAAACTTCAGGAGCAGGCACCCCAACATAACCACTACTCATCAGAAGACGCCGAAGAATAATTTACCAGTGAGAGCATAAGAAATAAACCCAGCAATAATACCGACCATAGCCCAGCGTCCATTAGTTTTCTCCGCCTTTTCGGCATATGGTTCGATACCGTAACGGTCAAGATCTTCTTTGGTCATGTACATAGAAGGCTCTTTTGCCCACATGTTTGCTTGACCCCATTCATTTTTAGTTACAGTCATGTTGTTTTGTAAATTTTTACAACATAATTATATAGCAAAAATAAAGGAGCGTCAAGCCGCTGATTGTTTTGATTTACTTATAATACACATGAGAGGACTTGAACCTCCACGATTAAATCACTGGAACCTAAACCCAGCGCGTCTACCAATTCCGCCACATGTGCAAGGTCTGGTTTTGACTGGACCAGAAACCAGGCGGGAGAGAGTCCCATCCGCACCACCAATTTTTGATGGAAATTGGAAACCTTAACATATGCGTATGGACATCTGCCTTACGGGTGCAACCATCTAGTTTAAAGTCTATTGGCAAAGACTAGGAAAATGTAATTACATCTTCACCCATATTACCAAAAATCGGTATCGGTACTGTATCAGCGGCAGGATAAGGATATTCATCAAGTCCAGTAAAATTGAAGTTAACGGACCCATCTCCATTTTCATTCTTAGTTAGAGTATAGTTATACTCTTTAGGAAGATTTTTGAGAATGGATTGCATTCCAAGATAATGCCGCCAAACTTCTGAAAGAGTATTGTCAGAAAAATTTGGATCGTCAAGAGCAGATTTAAATGCATCTCGGAGTGCATCTACTGCAACAGTAAAATTAGTTTTCAGAGTCATAGTCGTCTTTAATGTAACAAGGTACTCGATCGGGATCTAACCATTTAGTGTATTCAAAATCTTCAATTGCTGTTAAAATTTGCATCTCATTATCACAAAGATACATGTCTCGATATTTTCCAGTGTAGGAATCTACTTTTTGGATTCGATAATCGAGGTGCCCGTTATCGAGCACCCCAACAGAGACATATCGATAAGGAAAACGTTCTAGAAGAACACTCGCTTTTTTAGGCATAATGTGGTGTTAGGTCTGTTTCAAGTTTGGTTAAGAGGATATCGTAATCCTCGTCTATATCACCATAGAAATCAACGCCGCGATCCTCATAATGTTTAAGGACTTTATTATAAATGTTAGGATACTCGGCGTCAAGAATAATATCTCGATTAATGGCACTCCAAAGAATGTCAATAACAGATGAGAATTTTTGTGCTGTAGTCATAGACTTTACCTCTATTGGACCTATTTGTCCCGAAGGACAACGATCCAGGCTGGATTCGAACCAGCGACCGACTGCTTAGAAGGCAGTTGCTCTATTCCACTGAGCTACTGGACCAGTCGGGGCAGTAGCAAAAGGAGAATTATCTTCATAATAAGTCTCTGCAATAAGATGCAATTGATCAATAAACAAATCAAACATTTGATCTTTGATCGAAGGATCTTCAACTAGATCGAAATAGATACTCATGAAAGTCTCCCTTGACTACCCCGTAATTATAGCAGATGCCTCATCTGAGGTCAAGCATCTGGTCCAGTTTTAAAATAGTCCTTACGCATGTACCGACCGAGAATGTTTGAGTTGTAATATGCTGGTATGCCATCTGACATCGCCTCCGTTAGTACATTATTGAGAAATAATTGACGGGTCTCTTCAAAATTTGTGATTCCCTTACTTTTATGTAGGCTCATAATAGTCCGTTGAAAGTGTAGTTTTCCGTACTTTTTGAGATCTTCTTTGAGCTCATCACTGGATCCGTAATACTTTTTCCAGTCAGACTCTGACTTAACTTTTCTAGATTTTCCTCTTGGTGTGCGGTAACTCCAGAAATACTTTCGACCAATATACTTACGACCAGTTGCAACGCAGTGTATGAGATAAACAAAACCAAAATAATCTTGAATATGATCTGTATCAAATACTTCCCCATTGTAGATCCAAGGGTTGTCATAACTAATCAGTTTCTCCGTCGTCATCTTCTACAGATACCCTCTTATCATCATGATAGAGATATTTAGATGTATCTGAATATACTTCAGATTCTAATTCTTCGGTTAAAAGTTTGATCGCTTTTATTAACTCTTTTAACTTTGATTGTTCCATATGTATTTTCAACCCCGACAGTGTTGATTGTACTTCTAATGGCTATAATCGTCAAGTACGTCTCATTAAATTAATTTTTGTAGGTCTTCCCAATCTTTATTGAATATTGCAATTCCAGCATCAGTTAATGTGTGATCATATAATCTCTGGAAGATGTCATAAGGGATAGTACAAATATCAGCACCCACTCTAAAACAAGCGGGGACTTGACGAGCCTCCCTAATAGAAGCAGCAAGTACTTCTGTGTTAACATTATGCGTTGCATATAAATCTGCAATCTCCTCAATTAAGGTAACACCATCCCAATATTGATCGTTTAGACGACCTACGAAGGGAGAAACGTATTTTGCTCCCGCTTTCGCCGCTAGGATCGCCTGGGCGGCAGAGAAGACTAGAGTAACGTTAACGGGCACCGCCTCAGAGGAGAGCGTCTTACACGCCTTTAACCCCTCTCTAGTGCAAGGTACTTTTATTGTGATGTTTGGACCGATCTCTAGATATTCATCAGCAGCTTCAAGCATGTCACCAGCAGTTTCTCCTATAACTTCTGCTGATATTGAGGCAGTCCATGGAAAGATACTTGAAATTTCGGTAATAACTTCCACAGGATTTTTACCACACTTACGCATTAATGATGGATTCGTTGTTACACCATCAATTAAACCAGTATCATAAGCATGTTCGATTAGATCGGCATCTGAGCAGTCCAGAAAAATTTTCATGGATCTCTTATGCATATTGTCGAACTATTTAGACAAAAAAGGGGGCACATGCCCCCGTTAAAAAGATTGCGAAAAAACTATCAGCCAGATTATCCTTTTAAAATTAACTCCTTACAAATACGTTTACAAGTTTGTTGTTTGTCATCACACTCAATTAAACAATTAAAGTAATCATTAATTAACTCGTTTTGTTTATTACATCTGTCAATGGTGGTTTCGAATTGTTTCCACCCTGCTAGTTGGTTATAAGAAATTATGTTATGCATAATGACCTCCGAGTAAAATAATAATAACAAGAGTTTCAGATCATCTTTCTACTCCATAAGATATACTATCTAGTATACTTTGTGTTTATTCACTAACATTTGTATCTTTTACATATAACTTAATACTTATACAACCATTGAATGTAGGTTGATAGTAAGATTGTCCCTAGAGCTGCAGCAGCAGTTAGAGTTAGGATAGTTTGCATCATTATTTTGCTCCCACTAGTTGTGCTAGTTGTGCTTGATAACGACGCTCCTCTTTTTGCTTTTGTTCCTTAATCAATTGTAGGAAGTTAAGTTTTTTCATTGCTTTTCCTCCCAGTTCCAGTTGTTACATGGACGGTAGGGAATACCACGATACTTATTTGGTGGATGAGATGGTGCATGTGTTTCTGCATACCACTTACGGTACTGCAGTTTTGGAGTGTGAGTATTATACTTCACACCACGATAGGTTGCTGTCATCCCTGCTTCCCCTCTTTTACAAATTTGACCCCACGGTAGGTCTCATTGTATTGTTGAGGTTGTTGTTGCACTTGTGCCTGTGCTTGACGGCGTTGCTCGGTGTCATATGCGACACCACGATATACTACTTGTGA